AATTTGCATTTCTTTTTCATAAGTTGATAATAGGTCTCTTAAAGTATTACCGCCAGGATTGTCTTCTTCTGCAGGTAAGTCTAGTATTTCTTTAAATTCTTGTGAATCAACTATTTGTTTTAATTTTACCCTATACAAATGCGGATACCAACTTTGTGAAAAACCTTCTGCGGCTCTGTTTACATCTTCAACAACATAAAATCTTTTTAGAGCAACATTATAATCATTTAATGCGTGTTCGTCTTTTAAATGGGGTAATTCGAATACATCGCCAGCCATCACTTTCCTACCTAATGTTTTTACACTGTAGTTAATAGGTATAGTCATAAACAATGTATCGTTTGTAAGAAATAACCCAAATTGACTCATATCAAAATCAACATCTTGTACATTGTATATTCCGCGTATCACGTAAATATCTGGGTCGTATTTTCTATCCCTGTTTTCCATGAATAGCATATCTTGAATATTTGTTTCTTTCACAGCATCATAACGAGGCTGTGACGGAGTAGCATCTGCTTCATCAGGATTTTTTGGCCCTAAGTATTTGTGTACAAAGACATCAGTGCCGCCAACAGTAAACATTTCTGTGACAGTTTTATCTAAAAAATCGTAGTCGTTACCCTTTTCGGGTTTGTATAAACTAATTCTTGGCATAGTACTTGTATTTATCGATCGCATAAATACTAATGGAGACGTAATTTATGGCCACATTACAAACACAAAAACAAGAGATTTTCGACTATGTTGACGCTATGCTTGGCGGAGGAATGGTTGATGTTGAGTTAGATCCAAGACACTACGAAATAGCATTAAAGAGTTCATTGGATAAATTCAGACAAAGGTCTGATAATTCAGTAGAAGAAAGTTATGCATTTTTAGATACAGTGATTGATCAAAATGATTACACCCTTGATCCTAACATTGTTGAAGTTCGCCAAATTTTTAGAAGATCAATTGGATCACGTACAGGCGGCGGAGATGGCGGCACATTGTTTGAGCCTTTCAACCTTGCATACACTAACACTTATTTGTTAAGTTCATCTAATATGGGAGGACTTGCAACATATAATCTATTTGCAGGATATCAAGAACTTGTAGGACGTATGTTTGGTTCATTTATTGAATTTAAATGGAATACCACAACTAAAAAACTTACAATCCTCCAAAGACCAAGAGCAGAAGAAAATTTACTATTGTATGTGTACAATTACAGACCAGATTCAGAATTGTTTATGGATTATCTTGCAAAACAATGGATCAAAGATTACACACTTGCTAAATGTAAGTATATGCTTGGAGAAGCACGAAGTAAGTTTGCTACTATTGCTGGACCACAAGGCGGATCAACACTTAACGGTGATGCACTCAAAGCAGAAGCACAAAGCGAGATGGATAAACTTGAAGAAGATCTAAAATTACAGGTTGCAGGCGGCACTGGATACGGCTTTAGTATTGGTTAAAAACCACTTGACATTTCACTAAACATATTATATACTATATACTTCAACTTAGGAGATATAGATGATCATTGGTATTTGCGGTTTGATTGGTTCAGGAAAAGATACTGTTGCCCAATTCTTAATCAACAATCATAATTTTGTTAAAATATCATTTGCAGACAAATTAAAAGATGCTGTAAGTGTTATGTTTAGTTGGGATAGAGAACTGCTTGATGGCAAAACTGACGCTTCGAGAGAATGGCGCGAAAAAGAAGATCCTTATTGGACAGCAGAAACAGGTAGATCTATTACTCCAAGACTTGTGCTACAAGAATTTGGTACAGAATGTATGCGTAATGGATTCTATGATGGAATTTGGGTAAGCCTTACAAAACAACATATTCTAAATAATCCTGATACTAACTTTGTAATTCCAGATGTACGTTTTCCAAATGAAGCAAAGATGTTATATGAAATTGATGGCGAAGTTTGGCGGGTAAAGCGTGGAAATGATCCAGTATGGTTTAGAATATATCAAGATGTTGGTGTAGAGCCAAAAGATGTACACCCTTCAGAATGGGCATGGGCACATACTAAATTTACTCAAACTGTAAACAACAACGGAACACTTGAACAACTTAAAAGTCGGGTTCAAGATCACCTTGTTTCCACCGGGCGCCTACTCTCTGCATAGCAATTTGGCAATTAGCACATACTGTTTTTAAGTTGAGAGGACGGCAGTTTTTTAAATCACCATCGATGTGATAAACACGCAACTGTTCTTTATAGGTTGCTTTAAAATTGCACTTTTCACAGTGATTTTTTTGTCTATAACCAGCCAAGTACCAGTTTGGTTTACCTCGCTGTTTACCTTTATTCCTTAAACAAGTGTCACACTGGGTCCTATAAAAGGTTTTGTTACCTTTTTTATAATTAACGGCAACAGGCCGCTTGCCACATTTACATAAAGGACGCATACTGTTATTTACCATACCTTTTTCTGCCCTTTTAAGACGTATGTTTTGGTTAATTTATCTGACTATTGTATAAATACATATAATAAGTTCAACAGGAGAACACAAGATGGCAAACTTAGTATCACCAGGAGTGCAGGTCAGCGTAATAGACGAAAGTTTCTATACACCCGCTGAGCCAGGTACTACCCCAATGATTTTTGTTGCTACTGCTCAAGACAAAGCAAATGCAAGTGGCACAGGAACAGCAAGAGGAACTACAAAAGCAAACGCTGGCGTACCGTTCTTATTAACTTCACAAAGAGATCTTTCAGAAACATTTGGAGATCCAATATTTTATACAGACAACAATAACAATCCAATACACGGTGGAGAGTTAAATGAATATGGTCTACAAACTGCTTACTCATATTTGGGTGTTTCAAACAGAGCATGGGTTGTAAGAGCAGACATTGACACTAACCAACTTAAAGCATCTGCTACAGCACCGGCGGCTAATCCAGCAGACGGTACTTATTGGTTTGACACACAAGTTTCAAGAGTTGGTATTTTTGAATGGAATGGTAACGCAGTTACAGCAACAGGCGGACAAACATTTACAAACAAAAATGCAACTGTAATTACAGACAATACAAAATTAGTTGGCGGACAAGCAACTGGTAACCCATTACAATCTGTTGGACAAATTGGGGACTATGTTGTTGTTGCTACAACTACTATTAATAAAATCTTTTATAAAAATTCAAGTGGTACTTGGGTTAAAGTGGGAACTGACGCATGGATTGCATCTTGGCCAGTAGCGACAGGTTCTCAAAACGCAACACCGACTCAGGGATTAACATTTACAATTGGCGGTAATACTATTACTGCTGGTGTAGATTTAAATGCTACTGTAGCCGCTATTAATACAGCAGGTACAGGTAACGGATTTAGTGCTTCAGTAATTGACAGCAGAGTTAATTTATTCTCAACAGACGGAACAAACTTAGTTGTTGCAGAAGGAACAGGCTTAATGGCAGAATTAGGATTTAGTGCAGTAACTTATTATGCACCAAGTCTAAGCGTTGGTCCACACACAAGCATTCCAGAGTTTAAATCAACAGATTCAAATCCGAGACCAACTGGTTCGGTTTGGTTTAAAACTACTGATGCAAACTTAGGCGCAAAACTTTATGTCAAAGAGTGGAACGATACAACTTCACTTTGGGAAACAAAAACTGTTTCAATACATGATACTAATGTAAAAGCACTTAAGGCTCTTGATTCAACAGGAGGCGGAACAAATCTTTCAGTTGATACTTACTATGCACAGTCTAATGTGTCAGAAGGTGGTCAACCAGAATTTGATTTCAAAATCTTTAAACGTTCTAATGCTGGTGCAACAAAAATTGTATCAGACATTATCAGCACACAGGTAACAAGTGGCAATTACACATTTACTATTGCTGAATCAATTACTAATCAGGACACATTGAATGCGGCAGTGCAAGTATCAATTACAGCAACTGGTGCTTCAGGCGATGCTGAAGAAATTGCAGGACAAATTAACAGTGCAGGCTTTACAAATATTGTAGCAAGTGTAGACGCTTCAAATAGAATTGTTATTGAGCACAACGACGGCGGCGACTTTAGAATTGTTGATACAGATGGTGCATTAACCCTTGCAGGATATACTCCATATGTTGATGCTAACACTGGCACTGCAAACTTATACTATGTACCAGGTACTGACAGTGGCACGAATCCAAAACAACTTATGGCTTCAAACTGGCAAGTACTTTCATACACTGCTGGCGATGATGCACCAAATGCGTTAGCGGCAGACGGCACATTATGGTACAACTCAATTGTTGACGAATGTGATATTATGATCCACAATGGTACAACATGGGTAGGTTACCAGAACTACGTTTCAGGTAGCATTAACTATTCAAGCACTTCACCAGATGGTCCAATTGTTTCAGCAACAGAACCAACTACACAGTCAGATGGTTCAGCACTTGTAACAGGCGACGTTTGGGTGTCAACAGCAGATTTAGAAAACTATCCACTAATTTATGTTTACAACTTTGATACTAAGAAGTGGACACTAAGAGATAGTTCAGATCAATCAACAGACAATGGCGTATTATTTGCAGATGCACGTTATAACACAGCAGGTGCAAATAGTGGTTCAGAAGGAACAATTAAAGACTTGTTAGTTTCTAACTACTTAGATCCAGATGCTCCAGATCCAGCATTATATCCAAAAGGAATGATGTTGTTTAATCTACGCAGAAGCGGATTTAACGTTAAGAAATTTGTACGTAACTACATTGACACAGCAGAAGACAATGGTCGAAATGCTGATGAGTCAATGACTAATTACTATCCACATAGATGGGTAACTGAAAGTGCTAACCAAGAAGATGGCGCAGGTACATTTGGACGTAAAGCACAACGTAAAGTTATTACACAGGCGTTACAAGCATTAATGAATAGCAACCAAGATATTAGAGACAACGAATCACGTATCTTTAACTTGATGGCTACTCCAGGTTACTCAGAATTAATTGGTGAAATGATTGCATTAAATAACGATAGAGGCTTAACTGCATTTATCGTAGGTGACAGTCCGTTTAGACTAACACCTGATGCAACATCACTAAACAACTGGGCAACAAACGTAAATGGCGCAGTTGAAGATAATGATAACGGTTTAGTGTCCAGAGACGAATACTTAGGTATTTTTTACCCAAGTTTATTCACAAGTGATAATGCAGGTAACAACGTAGTTGTTCCGGCATCACATGGTATACTAAGAACTATTGCACTAAGTGATCAAGTTTCATATCCATGGTTTGCTCCAGCAGGAACAAGACGTGGTGGAATTACTAATGCTTCAAGTGCAGGATACATTGATGCAGAAGGTGAATTTAAAACAGTCGCTCTTAACGAAGGTCAAAGAGATACATTGTACAGCAACGCAATTAATCCAATTACATTCTTAACTGGTGCTGGACTTGTAAACTTTGGTCAGAAAACAAGAGCAAGAAACGCAAGTTCATTAGATAGAATCAATGTTGCAAGATTAGTAATTTACTTAAGATCACAACTTAATAAACTTGCTAAACCTTACATCTTTGAACCAAATGACAAGATTACAAGAGATGAGATCAAACAACAAGTAGACAGTTTGATGTTAGAACTTGTAGGTCAAAGAGCGTTATATGACTTCTTGGTAGTGTGTGATGAATCAAATAACACACCTTCAAGAATTGACAGAAACGAGTTATATGTAGACATAGCAATGGAACCAGTGAAAGCAGTGG